GCCAGCATGCTCATCATTGGATAAAATGGAACTTCGTAGACGCACAATTAAAGTCAATACATCAAAGACCAATATGGCGCAACATCGCAGCAAGACAATCTAAAGCAGATATTATTTGGTTTGCTGATTGTGATTATGTGTTTGGCTCTAATTGCTTAGATACTCTCGCCAGTTTGCAGCTTGACGATGATGCTGTATATTGGCCTGCTATGACGTTATATTGCAAAGACCTAAAAAGCTGGAGGAAGATAGTCAGAATAACCAGAGATAGAGATGAAATCACACCAGACATATTAGATATAGATCCTGAGGATTTCGTTGAGACACCATTGAGACGTGCTATAGGTGGAGTGCAAATTGTATCTGGAAATACTGCTAGAAAAGTAGGCTATTTGCAAGATTATCCACAATGGCAACAGCCATTAGATAGATGGAAGAGAGATGATGGCAGTGCTTTTTGGCGCAATCAATTTGAAACGTTGAAAAAGTTGTCGATTCCAAATGTCTATAGGATCTAATTATGCAAGATACAAATGGTAGAATAAGGTCATTCGAAATCCAGACAGTTTGCCATAAGGTACTATGTCACTGTGGTGCAGGTTATATGGTCGGAGATGGGTCTGTGCGGTTAGTTGGCGATCGTTATGAGCATCAACATAAGTGCATATTTTTTGGTCACGAGTTTTCTAAGAAAGGTTGTGGAGCCACCGAATGGTTTCCAGACAAATATCCTTTGCGCGAAGAGCGTGAGATCAAACTAGTTCAACATAAGGAGCAGCCAAATGAAGGATAAAATTATACCGATCATCGCGATCGTTGCCATCTTCATTGGTGTTGTCTTGATTATGTTCGGCAGACGTCCTCTACCAGATACGCCTGGTCCGATCATTCCATCTCAGAAGGTAGAGCCAAAGCCAGAGCCAAAACGACCAAGGCCACGGCCTGGAAACGAAGAAAGCATAGGGCAACCAGCACCTCCAATTCCAGAACCAGAATGCAAGTCTGAGGCAATATCTGAAAAGCCACCTGAATCATCTGAACAGTACAAGCCTGTGCCATGGGAACCTGTGCCAGATCTACCTGTCTATGAGGCACCTCCCGAACAAAATATAGAGCAGAACCCAGCTCCTGCTCAATCCGGTACATCAGGGACTAAAAGAATCATCATTCGCAGGAGAAGGCGGTTCTAAGGAGCCACCTGCGATGTTTTCTTTATTTAGCACAGCTGGTCCCAATAAATCAGTTGAATATTGGGAAGGTTGGCAAGCTGTCGAACTTCATAGGCAGTGCACCTTCACTGATCCAAAGCAGCGCAAAGAGTGGGCAAAGGGATTTGCTGCTGGTGTTAAAGATATGCGTGACAGCAAGGCTTGGTACAAAAGCAGAACCATGGTCATTGGTGTTGCTATGCTTGTGGCGGGGGTATGTCTTGTAGTATATGGCTATTTTACGAGTGATACCTCTACAGGCCCTTTTATGGCTGGAGCTGGTTCTGGTGTCACAGCATCCAGCATTATCATGGCAGCTATGCGGATGATATCAAATTCGAACATTTCTTTTGGTGGTGGTGGATACGGTCAGTATAATCAATATACACCACCTCCTTCTTATTGATTCATCTTAATAGGTAAATTGCATTTATCTCTGTCTGGGCATGCGTAACCGCAATATAATTCTCTCATTAGCCAGCCATACTTTTCTATAAAATCTGCTATCCCTTCTGACTCATTTGGGATGGAATTGAACCATTTGTGGCGTGCAAGATGGCGCTCCATTATTTCTATTTCGCATTGCAGTAATTCTGTGAGATGTATGCATTGGTCTGCCATGTCTCTGCCCTCCCCACTATCTTTCTACAAAGTTATAGTATGCGATTAAAAATGCTTAGTGAAGGTCATTGGGTTAAGGCAGATCCATCTAAGAGGATGTCGTTTTTATTGCATCCATCAGACCGGGAGAAGTTTATCAGATGGGGCAAGAAAAAGAAGAGACGTAAATAGTGTATGCAAGCTAAATGCCCATATTGTGTCGGTGAAGATAATTCTTGTCCAAAATGTGATGGAACCGGCAAAATAGGGGTCGGTTTTGCTCAAGGCAGTATTTGGACTAGACTATGTTTAGATTCTAAATGTGGTTTTGAGAATGGTGGCAGAATAGTCAATAATAATAAAGAGCCACCGGAATCACCGGGAGAATGTGTGATTTGCCGTGGTCCTACTAAGTGGTTATTAATAGGGCATTCTGGTAATGACGGTATTGAATTCATCAATGATATACCGGAAGATGAATAATAGTCATTTCTGAAAACGGCTTTCGGAATGATAAAATTAGTGGTACTGGGCAAAAATACTAGCAGAACGATTAGTTCCATGTGACATAGGAGTAGACCACTAATGGATAAGATTAAGCAGCTTTTGCAAAAATGTGGTTTGTCAGCAGAGGTCTCCGCCGAATTATGCGAGGCTATTGACAATCACGCAAACATGCTGAAAGAGCAGTCGGATAACGAATTCCAGGCACGCCTTGCCAAGGCAAAGAAGGTGTGCTTCGAGGAAGTTGAGGCCCACAAGGCTGAGCTTGCTCGGCGGCTCCAGATCTTCTTGGAAGCTAAGAACTCTACTATCGAAGAGCTCGTAATGCGGCAGTCGGCCAATAAGGAAACTGAGGCTGTTGCCAAGCTCGAAAAAATCTATGCTCTTTTAGAGGGCATCGAGCTTGATGGCCAGTCCAATAGTGAACTTAAGACCGAAATCGACAAGTTCAGAAGGCTCGCAGAGCGTCTCGTAGAAGAGCGAGATAGGGCGGTATCTAAGGCGAAGCGTTGCATCCAAATTTCCGAGCGGGTCCTAAAGCGCAATCGTGCTTTAGAACGGACTCTCACAGAAAGCAGGGGTACGCCTAGCGGCAATACCGCCAGAATTGATGGCTCCCGTAACGCTGCACCACGTCGGACCACTCAGCGGACTCTCAAGGAGAACATTGAGCCGACATCTGTACCGAAGCGTGAGGCACCAACTGGAACCATGAACACACCTCGCAATCCTGCTGAGATTGCTGGTGTCATGGACGAAGTAGTCTGAACAACTCGATCTCCGGACTAGTCCGGAGTGAATACGCATTCTAACAGAAGGAATATACTCATGTTGGCAACTCGCCAAAACAAGGCGCGTGCGCCTCAGGGTCGCCATTTGACCGAAGCACGCAATCGGCAGGCCATCACCGAAGCGACTGATCCACATCACGCATCGGTCCTGTACGAATCTGCCAGGAACCCAATGGTTCAGCGGTGGGCTCCGGTCCTCAACAAATGTCGCGAAATTCAGCCCAAAAAGATGGGCATTATGAGCGCCATTTTTGAGAACCAGTACAAGCACATGAACCCCCAAGGTCGCAGCCTGATCCTCGAAGATCAGACCACGACCGGCAACATCGCCGACTTCACTCGGTTTGCGCTGCCATTGCTCCGCAAGAGCTTCCCGAAGTTGATCGCTGATAATCTCGTTGGTGTGCAGCCAATGAGTCAACCTGCCAGCCTCATCTTCTACATCCGCTACAAGTACGCCATGACCAAGGGCCAGACTATTGCTGGTACCCAGATCATGCGTCAGAATACTAGCCAAGCCTATGCACGGCAGAATGGCTGGGCGTTGGACCCTTACTACTCTTCGCAAGAGGTCCACGGCGAAGACGCGACCATCCAACCTGGTGGTCTGGTCATTACTCAGACTCTTGCCCATCGCCCAGTCCTCGCTGGAACGGTCGTGGTCGAGGTCTACGACAATGCCGCAGCCGCTGGTCCCAACTGCGACAATCCTGTTCCTTGCCTCCGCGTCAGCTTCGATTCTTCTGGCAGCCCCGATGTCGTGGTTGTTGGTGATTGTTCTGGCACGATGGGTACAATCAGTGTCGACACCACGACTCCCGGAGCCACGGTGTTCGATCATACGACCGGTGCCGTTCAGGTCACGATGGGTGGAGGCATTCCATTGCCAGCCGATGCCGTTGCTCGTGTGAACTACGAGTACGACCTCGAAGCCAACCCATTCCAGCCTGAGGTTACGTTGAGCATCGACAGCGACAGCGTTGCGGCTGTTACTCGTAAGCTCAAGACATCTTGGTCGCTGGAAGCCGCCCAAGATCTCAAGTCGGTGCACAACATCGAC